CAACGACGTTTGGGTTCTGAGTGCGGAGGAAATAGCGTATTGCAGCAATCCCACGTTCTTGTGGGTTAAAGAACTGGACATGATCGCATACGAACCCAAGCCAACGCCGCCTTTGTTTGGAGGTGAACAGCCATGAATGTAGAGATGCTCTTCGGCGTTATCATGAGCACCATGCTCGCGATCATTGGCTTCTGGGTTAAGACGTTAGTCAATGATTTTAAGCAGACCCGCGATAACGTCATCGCCATGCACGAAGTCATGAGCAACACGACTAATGAAATTATTGCCCTTAAGAAATCAGACGAGCTAATTACTCAGCGCATTGTAGAGATTATTGAGCGTCTGGTAAGATTAGAAGAGCGCACAGGTTACACAGAGCCAAAGCCAAAGAAGGTGTACAAGCGTGTTGTCAGATGATCCGATCATATCGAAGGTTCTGTTGCGCTATAAGTTCTGGCCCAAGCGTCAGGACTTTGTACCGCCTATTGAGCGTGTTCCGCTAGCGGATGAATTGCAGCCGCATGTTCCACGTGAAACAAAGAAGCTGAATCTACTGCATTACGTCAGAATGATACCACACTTTTACACAATTATAAAAGGCGTTGCGATGAGCAACTGGAAAACCACAGTAACCGGCGTTGTTAAGCTGGTATTTTTTGCGCTTGGCGCATTTGGCATTAGCACTGGTAACCTTACAGAGGGACTTGTACTTGCGGCATGCTATGCTATCGTAGATGCTATACAGTCCTACTTTACAGCAGATGCAAATAAGGGAGCAAAGTAATGATTGATTTCAGCAAGATCAAAAACAAGGCAATCGTGACGATTAACCACGGTGCAAAAGACATCGATGTTGAAGTAGTCAGCGATACGCCAAGCGCATGTGTAGTAAAGCTGCACGACGGTTCGATTATGACCGTAGGCAAGATGCACGTTAAGGCAATCAAGCCAGAGACCCCAGTACCATCTGCAATTAAGGAATAAGAAATGCCTCTAGTATCGCGTGCAGTAATCAAGCAGGACTGGCTAAACATCGCAGCAATCGACACAAGCCGTGACGCTCTCATTGATCGTCTTATTGGCTATGTCGATAATGAGATTAAGGACATCTGCAATCAGCCAATCATTCAGGAAAGCGTAACAGCTTACTACGAAGGCACGCGCGATACGTTGCTTCTAACAGGTTACACGGTGCCCGTAACGTTGAGCACGCTAAAGTACAGAGATAGTTACGGTGATAGTTTCCAGTCCGTTACGGGCACTACTAATCTTGTTGACATACGCGGCGTTAAATATCTATATCTCGAAGACGGCTTTATTAACAAGCAGTACGAAGCGGTGATGAGCGTTGGCTATACGAGCATCCCGAGCGTTATAGAGATATGCGCCGCGGAGATGGTGACGGAGCTGTACATGGAGACCCCATTCGCACCGCAGGCAAACCGCTTCGGTGTGACGGCTATCACGGAGAGCGAAGCTGGTATGTCCATCTCTAAGACATTGCAGGCAATGCGTAACCGCGTAAAGCCACGGCTTGCACCATACACTCGCGTAACAATATGAGCGACATCTCACAAAGATTAGCACGGCTGGAGCGTGGGATATTGGCAGCTATAAAAGACACTGCCGAAAGCATACCGCAAGAGCTGACTATCTATGTAGGTGATTATCTGCAAGGCCCGCAGATGAAAACGGGTATGGTTACTGCAAAGTCAGGGAATAGATACTTTAAGCCACTGAATCGTACTGATAGATTACGCACTCTATATGGCAACATACAGCGGGCAATTACTCCAGATGAAAAAGGCAACATCAGTAAAGTCGAATTACGTAATGGCAAGTTTGATATAGAGTTTGGTTACGACCCGCAAACTATGGTTAAATCAGGCACACGCAATCAGTCGCTTATGTATGCTGTTTACAACGAAGCTGGAACAGCAAGGGCAAAAGCAAGACCATTTCTAAAGCCCGGATTTGCTGCATACATGAGAGACGCTAACGGATTTAAGGCCCTTATCAAAGAGCTTGAAACTACGATCGTAGATGAGTTTATGCAGGAGTTCGGATAATGGCTACCAATTCGATGCAGTACATCGTGGACACAATCATCGACGCTCTCAACAGCGACGGCAATCTAACGCCGCGCCGTATTTGGAGGCCAGATGCGTACGAGTCAAACACGACGATTTGCTATCCATACATCAGCCAGATGCAGTACGATACAGATGCAGAGACGGGCTTGAGCTTGGGGCTTGGTCGTGCATTGGTTGAGATTATGTGCAACGCAATGATTGAAGCAGACCCTAGCGAGCTAGGCATAGCTAACGAGCGTGCGGGCGATATTGCTAGCCGTATCAAGTATGCTTTAGAGCAGTACGATTTGGACGCATTAGGCAGCAACAACGACGGAAAATTTTACACGGCTATCACATCAATGCACGTAGATGGCAACGTAGGCAACTTTAACACGGGCAGCAATAAGATACAGATGGGCGTTGCTGCTACTGTCACTTTTGTTATACAACCAGTCTAGGACACATGGACACACAGGACACACAACTAGATACTTTCCCCGTCAGCTTCTGCGTTATCGCATCGCATGACGATATGCACAAGAGCATGCAGGGAATGCTTCGCTCGCTACCAAAGAACGCAGAGGTTTGCATCCTGCTGAATAAGCAGGGGCGTGAACATCACGTAAGCGAAGTAGTAGAGCATACCGATGAACACCATACGATCCGCTCGCGCGAGTGGACGTATGAGAAGGGTAAGTTCAGCTTTGCACAAGCTCGCAATCTATGCGGTCAAATGGCAACGAAGGAATGGATATTCTGGATTGACTGCGACGAGTACCTTTGCGAGCAGCAGCACGAAGGCATAGCAGAGGCAACGCTTCGACACGGCGGCGGCGTAGGTGGTTTTATGGCAGGACAAGCGTCCCTGTCATGCTACAAGAAGCTAATCGGCGAAGCAAACGAAAATGAATACTTTAACATCGGGCAACTGCGGATGTATCGTAACACACCAGAATTCTACTGGGAAGGTTACGCACACGAGCAGATTGCACACACTATCCGCGGCGCTGGTTACAGCATCGTAGATACAACTATCACGATCGCACACAATGGTTACAGCGGCGATCCTGAAGTGCTCAAGAAGAAGCTCATACGCAACACCACTCTGATCGGCAGATGGTTAGCAGAGAACAACGAAGAGCACGGACTGCATACATTCTATCGCGATACATACGTTCGCGATTTAACAGCACTAATTAAAATGGAGAAATGAAATGGCACTATCTGGATATGTAATCAATGGTGGTCGTAAGGCAGAGTTCTTTACGGTTACTGTTGGTACAACACAGACAACCTTTGCATCGACTACTCCTGTCTATACGTGTAATTCACAGATCACGTCTGACGGGGCAAATGATGACAATGGTATCCGCACATGGACACTTGACCAAGTACAGGCAGACGCTCTTTACTGGTCTTTTGTTCAGACATACGCACCAGCTTCTACATCATCAGCTACAACAGAAGAGCTGACAATGGAAGACGGCGAAATTATCAGCGGCGCATCTGCTGGCAGCACGACACTTGCTATGCTTGTTCGTGGAGCTGCTATCTCTGGCGGCGCAAGCGATGGTCACCGCCTCGCATGGGCTGGTCTTGTTAAGGTTGCAAAGTCATCTGGCTCTGTAAACTTTGCCGGTACAGCTTATGTTAAGCCAACGCTTACGGCTATTGCAACGAGCATCACAACGGACTTGCTTGTACCTTCTGCTGTTCTTACGTCGTACACATCGACAACAGCAACAAGCGTAACGATTGCAGCAGCATCTTACCCATACGGCAAGATGCTTGTAAACCTTGCTTAATCTAGCGTAGCGATACGCAATAGGGAGCCGGCGGCGTCGATCTGTGTCCCGGCGTTCGTCGGCTCTCGTTATTTAGGGACACAATATGAAAATCAATGGCATAGAAATTACTCATCTGCCAGTAACGCTACGCAATGAGCGCGTATGCAAAGACTGGTATGTACGTGTTAAAGAGCACATCCAAAAGCGAAGCGTAGAACATACGCTACGCAACATAGCCCGCTTACGTAATGAGTACGAAGATTTGGCAGAACTCATTGACGAAGTGGGAATGATCAATCAGCGCACCGTATTGATACGCTCACAATACGTCAAAGAAGCGCACGAATCTAACCACGATTTTGAAAACGAAGTACGGCGTACAAATAATCAGACGGAGCACGTATACGAGCCGCTAGCAGATGAGGCGGCAAAGGGCATAGCGGAGAAAGAGCTACAAGACTCGCTTACAATGCTGTTGCAGGACAATCCAGAGATAGGGCGCGAACTTTACTTTAACGTCGAATCATTCCCGAAGACTATGGAGTCTTTGATACTCGGCATACACTGTATACGCGCTACATGCGATCGTAGCAAGTTAAGCGAAGAGCAAATAGCACTAATCGACAGCAACAACGAATCGGAATTTTGGCAGGATGTAAGCGCCTCGGAGGTGGCTGCATATGTTGACAAGTTTTGCAGCGAACACCGGCAATGAGTTATACGAAGTTTGGAAGGTGTCGATGTGGAAAATTCACGACATACCCTTAACTGACAAGTACGGCTTTACTCAAGAGCATCCTAACTTTACGCTTGATATCGACGACAGTTACGCGGACACGTTACCGAAGACAGCATCACCAATGGCAATGGCTCTGCAATACGCGAAAGAATGGAATCTATCTTACTACGAAGTGATGGATATGGCGTATGCAGAGTTTTACAATTTGGTAAACATTCAAAAAGCATTGAGCTATAAGCGTCCGTGGTGGAAAGGTCAAGCGGGCGAAGAAGCGTACGTATACGAGAAAGCAAGCGGCAAAAGATTAAACAAACCTAGAAGGACACAACAATGAACTTTCAACCAATGCCCCTATCCGTAGGCAACGCAAAGCTGTTGCAGGAATGGCAAGACAAGCTAAGTGCCTATATCGAATCGACTAGCAAAGACCGCATTATGGCGAGCATCTCGCGGCTATGTGCGGAGGATAAAGACTTTGCCGCTTTGGTAGACAAGGCCATAACGAACGGCGGTACGTTTACCGAGTTGGATTTGGCAGAATGGGCAAAGACAAACGTAGTAAAAGCCGCGGCCCTACATAAGCAAATGCAGGAACTGCCGCATACGCTTTCAGCGCTGTTGCTCGGTATTGACTGCATCAAAGCAACATGCGATCAAACAAAGTTAGCAGAACAGGACGCCGCGGATTTTGACAAGGAAGACTTCTGGCATCACGTAACAATGAGCGATGTCCAGAAGTATTGCACGACATTACTAGACATGAGATAACGAAATGGCAAATAAAGCTACCGTCAGCGTTGGACTAGATATAAGCAGTCTTAAAAAGTCGCTTAGCGACGCATTGGGGCAGCTCAATAAATTAACCGGCGCAAAGCCCAACGTAAAAGTAAACGTAGACAGTAGCGAAGTAGACGCCGCGGATAAAAAGATAGACGGATTAAGTAGTACGCAGACCGTCAAAATTGACGTCGATACGAAAGGCGCTGAATCAAGCGCAGGCGGACTATCTAAAAAGCTAGGCGGGCTAGGAGCTATCGCCGGTGGTGCGTTGGGCGGAGCGGCGGCACAAGCATTATCGGGCGTTGTGCATGGATTAAAAGAAGGCGCGCTTGCAGCCGATGAATTCGGCGACGGATTAGAAGTAGCATTCAAAGCGCAGGGCATAGCAGACGTAGACGCCGAAATAGAAAAGGTTAGTAAGTCATCATTAGAACTTGCCAACAATCTGGGACTGCCTGTTCAACGTACGCGCGAACTCGCATTATCGGTGTCATCATTAGGCGGCTTTACTGGACAAAGCGCGCAGGATTTGACGAAGCTATCGGCGGGTTTGGAAGTATTTAGTAATGGCGCGGTAAAAGGTGAGGCGGTAGCGAAAGCATTCGCGCGCGGGGTAAATGATCCCGAAGGCGCGGCGGCTATTGAGGCGCTAACAAAGAAATACCCGCAGTTAGCGGAAGTATTAAAGTCGAATATAACGCCGGCTGAAAAACTAGCAAAAGCAAATGAGCAATTAGGGGAATCATTTAAGACGGTGGCCGATCAACAAGGCGACGTAGGCGGCATCCTCAACAAACTACAAAACCAATTAGGCGAAGTATTTGAAAAGGTTGGTAGCAAGTTGTTAGAGGCACTTATCCCGCTAGCGGAAACATTGCTACCGATATTAGAATCTCTACTGCCTGTACTTGAAGGCATCCTGACGCCATTAGCCCCAATACTGGCGCAGGTGGGCGGTGCTATCGCTACGATTGTTCAATCGCTCTCAGGGCCGTTTCTGTCCCTAATATCGGCAATCCTAGAGCCAATGCTCGGATTAATTCAGCAGTTAGTGCCCGTGTTATTGCAAGTAATACAAATTGCAATGAAACCGCTAACTGATATCGTTAACATCCTAGCGCAGACGTTCCGCGAGCTATTCCCGGCATTGCAGCCGATATTCGATGTCATCCTACAGCTATTGCCGATTGTAGCGCAGTTGGCAGGCGAGTTGTTAAGCGCATTAGTGCCGGTGATTAAGAGCGCCGCGGGCTTATTCGTTACGCTTGTAAAGGCCATTACGCAAAACAAGGTTATAATGGCGGCGCTCAATCTTGTATTGCAAGCGGCAATAGGTATTATTCGCGGTGTTGTCGGTGTTGTGCAATTTTTCGCGGGTGCATTGGATGCCATCATCAAAACGATTGATAGCGTAATCCAATACATTACGCGTCTTATCAATGCGATTGCGTCTTTTGATTTGAACACAATTAAGAACGCGCTACTAGGTATTGATGAGCCAGCAAAGGGAGCGGCAAAATCTGTAACAAAAGTTACGGATGCAACAAACGAAGCCGCCAAAGCAACTGACAACTTAGCCGGCGCTAACAACAATCTCAAAAAGAATCCACTGCCAAAGGGCGACCCGGAAGCCGCGAAGAAGTACGCCGAAGCATTGGCGAAAGCTACGGAGCAACTCGCTGGGCTTACGACTGAACAGCAAAAGGCGCGAGAACTTGCGGCGGCTGACGACTTGGCTAGTGAGTCGGAGCGCGCATTAAAGCGTTTAGAGATTGAACAGCGCTACCAAATACAGGCACTAGAAGCAGAGCGTAAAGGACTGACAAGCAAGGGCAAGCTACGCGAAGCGGAAGAGGCCGTAATCAACAAGCGCATAGAAATTTTACGCGAAGAAAACGCGCGCAAGATCGAAGACATTGAAGCAAAGGCGCGGCAAAATGCGTT